CACCATCATCCCTAAAGCAACTTCCCATCATAAATGGGTTACAAAGACGAACGGCGTCGTGAAGTTGGAAAAAGGTCGAAGACCCCCTTCCTTACCGACTTCACGCAAGGCGCTTGTTCGTATTGTGAATGCTTTCAACCTTACCACGCGTGGGTTGAAAGACAAAGTTGCTTTTGCAGGAGTGCAGCACCTGCGGAAACCCAAAAAGGATCGGGTTTCAATGGGTATAGATTGGATTGTACGCGGACTAGATGTGCTAGTCACGTCTTATGAACTTGCGTATGGTCGTATTCCCAGCGGGGACCAAAAAGAAAGGTACATCCGTAGATTCATCAGCTTCATTAGCCGATGCGTCTACGAGGGGCCTGCATTCATAAGGAGCGTATGTCATGACTGGAGAGTTCATGTCACTAAGTCTGTTGTCCATAAAGGACACATAGAACAAACAAAGTTCAGAACCCGTGGAGTCAGTGTTCGTAGGCTGATGACAGCCACAACTGTAGCACGGACACTATTGTTTTCTCAAAACGAAAGAGCGGTAAACAAATGCACAAACGACACCGTACTACGGTGGTTGCAAAATGGGACAAAGGTCCCGCAACACACCTTAGATAGTGTGAAGGCATTCAGTAAATCGCTCTTCGGTAGACCGCGGGGCACTGCGGTCGAAGACTGGCACGGTCGAAAAGATCAGTGTGCCTTTCTCCCTCCGGCCACCAAATCAACCATAGATAAATCGACGGCCGCCGAAGTAGTCTCAAAGCTCTACCAAAAAACTCTCAACGAGAGAAAAAAAGAAGGTAGAGAAAGACTACAACGACGAACTAGATAATCTAGCGGATGAAATTGATGACGCGATGAGATACCAGTTCGAGCGTCTCAGAGGTGAGACGAATCTGAGATGGGGCCTAGAGGAGATTGATACCCATCGTCTCCTCGAAGAAGCTGAGGCAAAGTTCCAGCAACTTCAAGAAAACGGCATCCCGGAGATTAAAATCAATAGTGTCACGGATGTTGCGTATCGCTGTTCGCTGACGTTCGTCAACACAGAAGACGAGAAAGTAGTAAAAGGCATAAAACCGCATACACTTACTACGTTAGGTGGAAAACTCAGAGGTATATCGCTTCACCATGGAGCTACCACGCATGTAACTCGGATATTAAACCAACGTTTAATAGCCGCGTTAAAGCGAATTGGTATCACCAGGGAGGCTCTATACCGTAGAAAGTTCCACTTAACGAATAGTAGTAGTGATGCACTACTGTTCTCGGTCGACCTTTCTAAAGCGTCTGACTACATAAGCCATGAGCTGGCTCGAGCGGTGCTCGAAGGCGCAGCTGAAGGGCAGCAGTGGTCAAACGAAGAAAGAAAGGCCATTGACAAGATCTGTGGACGGATGTATCTGGGTGACGGACTCTGGACAAAGCAAGGAGCACACATGGGGTTAGGTGGCACATGGGCCATCCTTTCCGCTCTCAACTTGTATTGTCTCAACAAGGCAATGAAAGACCCAAGTGGGTCTTCAAAATGCTGTGGAGACGATGTTATAGCTCTATGTACTTATGCTGAAAAGCGTAGGTACGAAAAAGAGATCATAGATCTAGGGCTAAAACTAAATGCAAGCAAGAGCTTCTACGGAACTAACGGTGTGTTCTGCGAAGATTTAGTGGTCCTTAAGAAAGAGGATCCCCCAAGGTCGGTAGATGACCGACCTTCAAATGACAATGACAACCTTCCATCTCAGTATCGAGATGAGAAGGAAGAAGGAGAAAAACCTTCTTCTTCCTCCTCTGATACTACAGAACGGAAGGTGAACATTATGCATAGAAGTAACCAACCATCTGGTAAGGGCAATGGTCCTAGCAGCATTGTACCTCTCAATGTAAAAAACCTCTGTGAGGAAAAAAACATTGGGAAAAAGGTACGGCTACGTAATGGGAGCAACCC